GCTAAGGATGCGACTCCTCCTGTTTTAGTCATTGATCTTTCAAGAGGTGTACGCTCTGCGATTTCGGGAAGATCCCCCGCTCCAAGTCTTTCTCGGATTGCTCTCTCCAAATCATCATCGGGAGTAAGGAGTCCTGATTGGACAAGACCTGGAAGCATTCCAAGAGATTCGGCAAGATCATCTGTATCAAGACCTGTATGAGTTAAGCGAGGAAGCTTGGAAGGATCAATCGCTCCAAAGTTCCATCGGATCAATCGTCCTATAGTTCCTCCTCCTCTTCGATCTACTCCACTCACTTGAGCGGCTACGATATCACATAGGTTGATCGCTGCTCTTCTAAATACTGATAAGTGAACTTCTCCAACCGAACGAGATCCCGAATCACTTATCCCAAGATTTGCGAATTGAGCAAGGAAGGCTTGAGAGATTTGGTTATCACATTCTTTGATTATATCGAGAGGACCTTGAGAATATAAGTATGGAGTAGTCGAGTATGTATCGAATTGAATTACAGGAGACTCAACGAGATAAGATAGTTCAGTTGCAAGGAAGGCTTCCGCTTGATCCGCTGCGTCTTCGATCATTACGTTTAGATCTGCGTCCGTTAATCCTTGCATCTCTGCCTGTGATCGATCGACCTTTACTTTGGGAGTAGGTAAAGCCCATCTCTCCAAACCGACGCACATTAGATTTGATACTCGTTGTTTAGTTCTCCACCACCACCAAACGGGCCTTAACATTCCGATCCCTTCGAAGTTGGATCCCGTTCTATTCAATGTAAGAAGGAGGAGTTTGTTGGATGGAATGGGTTCGGGAGTATAAGTATAACCGACTACATTTTGGAGGACTCCATCCAAGTGCTGCCCATCTCTACTCAACCAACGATTATGAGCGGATGGTTCCCGATCTGCGTAATAGTCCAACCATACTCGGACCTTGCCTTTTGAATCGGGTCCGACTCTATAGATCTCCTCTGCGTATCGATACCCAACGGGAACGAACTCCCATAAGTAGGTCAACTGCTCTTCCCAAGATGTCGCCATTTGACCCGCGTATCCATCGAAGCCATAAGCTTCATTTGCGAATCGTGCAAGTTCTTCCGCTACAGGATCACCTTCTACACCTGCCTTGAATCTCCAAGTCGCAGAGAGAAGAGTCTGTCTTAACATATGCCATGATCGACGAACTACAGGATCAGTCGCTAACATATCCTCCGCTTCTTGGACCCAATTAAGTCCCGTCAGTTTAGGATTGCGTTCTTTCCCTGTGATCTTCCCGCCCGATATTTGAGTACCACTGACCCCGCGGGTTTTAAACCGTGGGAACATAGCTTTCAGATGATCAGGTGTTCTCTCGTCTTGTTCATTGCTCATGCTTATCCTCTTCGGTTAGAACAAAGGACTCTATTCTATTATTTCGAATGATTCCAATTAATCAAACAAAATCGTTCGCTAAAATAGAAAGTAAAACAAATTGACAACTTAATCAAGAGTTTATATAAACGTGATCAGCTTCAAACTAGACAACTTTTTTTCTTTAAACTTATATTACTATTTATTTAAAGAGAGTAGATAACCTGATTCACCTGTCTAGTTTGGAGCTTTTCTTATTTTAGAAAGCTTCCTTTCTTCCAACTCGTCTCTGTCTTTTTTCCGTCCTCTTTCTGGAGGATGGAGAGTATGATGGAGTTGATAAGTCACTCCAATAATGGACGATACAATCATATCGAAGAGCGTCCAAAGGATCTTCTCTTCCATCCTTCTTGGGTTCGTCCTTGGTTGGATTCCATCCATAGGAGAGGATCGCTTTTCTAAAGGAGTTCCCAATGGCCTTCTCTCCTCTTGTCCAGACTTCTCTAGTACAGAGATACTTCTTGCGAGCGAACGCCCGCTTTAGTTTTTGGATTCCGTTAAGTACATTGGTCAATACAGGATCGGTAGTATATCGAAGAGGAAGCCCAATTCCTCCAAGGGATGGAGACTTCATTATCTCTCTAAAAGCTGTTCGTCCTGTTTGATCATTGCGAGCGGATCCCGCCTTATCTGCTATTCCTGTATCTAACCATATCCGAGGACCTGGCGCGGACTCTTTTAGTTTACGCGGCCATGCTATCGAAAGGATTAGTTTGGAGAGCTGCGTAATCGTAATCTCTTGAGGATTGATTTCATGGAGGATGACAGTCGCTTCTCTTGATTCATCATAGACCATGATCAGGACACTCGGTTTTCTGAATCCCCAATCTATCGCGATTCGTCCTGTCATATTCTCATCATACTTGAATCCATCGATCACATGGCTCTCAGTCCATTCATTATAGATCAATCCGCTTGGCGGCCTTGGTTGATTCATCACCATCGCAAGCCGCTCTTCTTCAGGTAAAAGCTTGGTAGCTTCAAACCATTCATCACTCAAGTTAGTTTGATTTACATATGAAGTGAAGAGGAGTGGATCGTATCCTGCTTTCTCTGACAGATGACACCACCAAGCATCACTAACAGGAAGCCCAACGAGGATCAATATTGGAGAAGGTCCCGATCTCAAACGACCTAAAGCTTTTTGAGCGACTTCGTCCGATCGAAAGGTTTGACATTCATCGATCAATGCGATTCCCGAAGTGATGTTTAAACCTTCCAAAGGATTATGAGTTGCTTCTCTTGTTCCAGGTCGGAAGTAAGATCGACACCAAATGGAGGATCCTGTAATTGGACAAGACCATCGAGATTCTAAAGCGTTGAAAGACCATCCTAAAGGACCTAACCATTTTTCGATTTCGGGACCAAGTACGGATCGATATCTTGGAGATGTATCTGTAATGAGGAGAGATGAAGTTCCTGGACGAATCCGACTGATAAACCATAGAGCAAACACAAGTCCGCTTGTCTTACCCGATCCCCATCCGCATCGAGCGGAGATCACTTTGTCTCGTCTTCGAATCCTTGCGACTATGTTCTGTTGAAGTTCATTGAGTTGTAAATCCATAGTTCATCCATTGGTCAAGAAGGGAGTCCGTACAAGTGTATGAACTCTTCGGTTTTGGCTTTGTGTCCTCCATCCCAAATGTCAGCAACGATCTTTTTGATTTGGACGAAGTATCTTTTTTGCTTTCCTCTGATTCCATTGTTTACGATCCACTCTCTTCCTTCATAGTGATCAACTAAGTTTCTGGATGAACTCAATCCCTTACCTTCAAAGATCTTTCTCTTGTTTCCAATCGGTTGGTTTAATCCGACTTTGATTTGTTCTTCGATCATTGCATCCAAGGCAATCCGCTCATAAATCCATTTTGGATATAGAGTTGTCATTTGTTTAAAGATCCGACCTTGGAGAAGTTCAAGTCTTCCTTGATCATATAGATTAAGATGCTTTTTAATTTCATCCGTTCCATTCAGTTTGGAGAAGTATTCTTCTTCGCTTGATGCATCCCATAGATCTTCTGAGAATCCATCAAAGGAATCATATCTCCTAATGATCTTGTCTACATCCGAAAAGTCTCTACCCATATACGCGACAACGATAAAGGAGTAGATGGATGGATCAAGTCTTCTCCATACTTTGGACTTGTCTTCCTTATGGATCCCAACAACTAAGACTCTAAGTATAGGAGAGTCATCATTCTTCCATTTATTAAGGAAGTCATATGTTCTATATCTTGGAGAGAAGAGAGTCTTTAAGGCTTCTTCTTCCGTTCGCTTTGAACAGTCGACAACTTTACACTCGACTTCCATTTTGATCTCAGTACCATGTACCAAGGTCCCATCCGACTTACCTTGATGGCCTTGATGGAAATATCTTTGTCCTGAATACTTGACCCAATTACAAAGATCTGATCCATATATAACAGCTCCAACTAATCTCTCAAATGATTGAGACATCGATAAAGCATGGGGGCATTCTTTTTGACTCACTTTTTTCTCCTTTGGTTTTATTATGTCAGATGTTCAATTAGTCTTCGTCACGCTCTGGATCATTCTCACTTACTTTCTCGTTGCTATTAATTCCGAGTAAGTGATCAGTTTGTTTCATCATCATCTTGATCTCGTCGAGTCCTTCAGACTTGGAAACATTGAGATCGATCTTGTCTCTCTTGCTCCATCTTTCGGGGAAGCGTCTTTCTAGGATCCAAGCTTTGGCCTTCCAGTCTTCACTGATAGTTATGTCAGTAATTAGACGAGCTTCACTTACTCCGATGGCCTGATCAATCATCTCTGCGAACTCCTCTTTCTCTTTCCTCCATCGATGGAGAGTTGAGCGATTGATTCCGCTTCCGCTTGCAGCTGCACTTAATGGAACTCCTTTAGCGATGAGGTCACATATTTGATGAGCGAGTATAGTTGTATACTTTCCCGTTCGTGTGCGTGTAGGTTTGGTCCTTTCTGTATTATTTAAATTATCAATAAAAGCTTCTCTTGCTGCCAATCCTTCAAGCTCTTCACTCATATCCCCTCCAAGTCAGAAAGAGTGATCTCTTCGATCTTCTTGTTTAGGTGCTGCTCAACTTCTTCATAGACTTCAGGGAGATCTCTTAAGACTTCGATTCCAATTCTTAGCCATAAGTCAATCGCTTCGATCTTCAATTCTTTCTCGGTTCTCTTCTTTGTTTTAGCTTTTCCCATGATCATTCCCAGGCTTTCGATTATTATAAACAACGATGTTATTGACGAACATAGTCCATCTTACTTTACCTTCGTATTCTTCCGATCGGAATGGACCTTCAACAAAGACACCCGATCCCTTTTGACAAGATCTAAGAATGTATTGAGCTTTGGATCCGAAGGCGACGCAATTAAACCAAGTCGTCTTCTGTTCTCCTTTAACGAGTTCTCCAACTCCAACGGAAAAGCGACAAAGAGTATCTCCATTCTTCAAGATCTTCTCTTCTGGATCTCTTCCAAAGTTTCCAAGAAGTGTTAGATTATTTACTCCCATTAGTCTTCCTTTCTTTAATCCCTTTTTCAATCATCTCTCGGATGACTCTTGATCTTGATCGATCTTCAGTTTTTGCGATTCTGTTTAGATCATCAAACATCTTAACAGGAACGCGTAACGCTATATCTTTACTAGACATATTCATCCTTTCTTAATGTAGGTTATGTCATATCATATCAAAGCATAGTATTAAAAGATACTTGTGTCAATCATTAGATCTAATATAATCAAATGTAAACAAAGGAGAATGTTATGAGTATTGACTTTAGTTCCGTTTGGCATATCATCGGACTTCTTGGAGCGATCGGATCTTTTATATTTTACGGTGCTAGAACATTCGGTCAGACAGTTGAGCAGATCGAACGACTATCGAAGGCCATTGATACGCTCCAACAAAATCTTGATATACAACATAAATCATGTAGAGAGGGACGAGTTGAGCTATGGATGGAAGTCAACAAAATGAGAGAAAGACTGACAGCAATCGAGACGATTCAAAAGCACGTCGAGAAAAGATAGGGTTTGTTAAGTTAGTAAATCAATCTGGAGGAGCNNTTGAAATAGTCAATGCAGCTCGNGTCTCCTTTGGNAAGAAGATTGATNAGATCGAAGAGAAGGATCTTAAGTTGATTCGATATCTTTGGAAGAATAAACATACATCTCCTTTTCGTCATATCCATTTTACTTTTCACATTAAAGCACCGATCTTTGTTTTGAGACAATGGATGAANCATCAAGTCGGATGTTCTTGGAATGAGATCTCAGGACGATACGTTGAGTTTGATTATGACTTCTTTTGTCCTGAAGAGTGGAGAGCTAAACCAAGCGGATCAATTAAACAAGGAAGTGGAGACGCTTTCTATGATGATGAATGTGAGATCATCTCTAAGAAGTATTTGAATGTAGTCGATCAATGCCATGAACTTTATCAAGAGTTGATTGAATTGGGAGTATGTAAAGAGCAAGCTAGAATGATTCTTCCTTTGTCCCTATACTCGGAATGTTATTGGACTGTCTCTTTCCAAGGTCTTCTCCACTTCTTGGGATTGCGATTGGATTCACATTCTCAGATTGAGATCCAGGATTACGCGAAGGAAGTTCAATCCATTCTCTTTGGACTCGATGGGATTAAGGAGATCATGGAGGTGATCAATGAAATATAAGTTCTCTCGTCATTGGTATTATCAC